TTTTGATGGTCTTGTTAATACTTGTACTATCTTTGCCATTATCTACGTCCATCCGGTTGTACATCTAATCTAAAAGTTCCTAACTTCCAACTTTGAGATGCACCTGTGTTTGCTATTTTTAATGCAATCGCTCTTGCTCTTGCACGTGTATCTACTTTTTGTGTAGACGATGAAATAGTAAATGGTCCCAAGGCAGAGCTAGTTTGACTATCATTTGGAAAGTTTCTTAATTCTAATGTAACTTGTGTGTTTCCTGTTTGAGATATAAAGTCAGGTATAAATCTTCTTATCTTCATTAAAAATTCACCATCACCTTTAAACGTTGCAACACCCGTTGCTTGTCCAGTTCCTGTTGCTCTTTGTTGTGTAATGTCAAAATCACCTGATGATATGTTTGCAGTTATAGCTGTAATCGTACCATTTTTATTTTGATCTGTTCCTGTTTCGTGTTCGTAGTATGCTGTTCTACCTTCAGTGTTTCCAACCACATCAAAAGATGTATCAGTGCTAGCATCATATTCTAAAGCGTGTGGTAAACTAAATACTGCTGAGTCTTGCCACATAGTTCTAGCAAGTGTACCAACAGTCCAAACTGGTCTTTGTGGTGATGAGTCAAAGTAATTATAAGAAACCATTTTATTTACAACAGAAGATGTTGAGCTAGGATAAAACCATATAACTTCACCAAACAAATTATTTAATCCAGCAGATATCATTTGATTACCAGACTCCATATTTATATCATCGTAAACATGATCCTCTACTAAACATTGTAATGATTCTAATCTACCTGCATATCTAAAGAAACCATTCTCTGACATCCAGTAAGCAGCACCATCAACTTCTACACATGCATTTTGTCCTGCAAGTCCACAGTTAGTTCCAACCTGAGAAAAGGCAAATGTAAATGGAGATCCTACAAAACGTTGTGTAAACAATGCAGTGTCAGTCCAAACATACAATGCATCTCTACCTCTGATAGCGCCTCTAATCTGTGATCCGTCGGCCAGTCTTTGTGTACCAGCAGTATTGGTTGCTGTTGGTACATACGTATTTATATCCTCTTGATCAGAGAATCTAATAAACATATCATCTTGTGTAGATGTATCTCCTATAGTTGTTTCTGTACCGTAAAAAACTAAGTGACGATCTGGTGTAGATACAACCATGTGTCTTGATGCAGTTGGTGCATTAGTTATAACTGTTGCTCTTGTTTCTGTTGCATTTGATAAAGCAGAGTTCCATTCAAATACTGCACTATCATGAATTAAACAAATTGCTTTGTCACCAAAATTATCTAATGACCACATACCAGGTTCTAATACTAAGTCACCTGATGCTGCTTCTCCCCATGCAACAAAGTCTGTAGTATTAGTTACAGTTGCGCCATCACTATGTGCAGCTCTTGTCGTACCTCTAACAGCTCTTGTAATACCTGTTAGTGTAGTTCCACTTGTAACTCCTGTGTAAGATATTTCTTCTGTTCCTACTTTTACAAAATTAGTTCCTGTGCTAGGAAATTGTGTAGCATCAGCTAAAACAATAGAAGTTCCAGATCCACCAGTTCCAAATGCATTGTCACCTAAAGCTCCATTTAAAGTTGTAGTTACAGCAGACGATGCTTCTCCACCATAAGATCCAAGACCCCAACCAAAACCTTTTTCTTGTACAGCTGAACCCACACTATAATAATGTTGAACTCTAATACCACCAGATGTAGTTGCACCAGATCCGGTCTCATTAGATGGCATTGTAATTGTAATTGTTTCTGTTGTAGGAACAGATGTTACCATAAATTTTTTATTGTCAAAATCACTAGCTCCAAAATTAGATCCTGTAATTGTAGTAAAATTATCTAATAGAATAATGTCTTGTGGATTTATATTATGACCTGTTGAGAAAGTTATTGTAACAGTTGGTGATCCGTTAGTCGTGCTAAATGCACTTGTAAGCGTTGTCGTAGATTTAATAGGATGTATGTCATAAAATACACCTCCTGAATATGCATATAAAATCCTGTTTGTACCGATAATAGCGTATCTTCTACCT